CTTTTTTCATAGCTTCTCCGGGGTTGTTAAAGCTATACTTGCTCATATCATGTTTAGCTTCAGATTCATCTTTGCATCCACCACATCCGCAATCTCCACAGCCTTCTCCGTTATCTTCAGATTCTTCGGTAACCTCTTCCTCTACAAAAGCTAAAGCAGGATTAGCCTCTATGAGCTCATCGTGGTCAAATATAGTCTCACCATCCCACTCATAATATACCTCTTCTACTCCAACCTCTGCCCCTTGGACCTTTTTACCTGCGCGCCATTGACGACAAGACCAATAACGAGCTTTCCATTTTGGTCCGGGATCAGAGCAATTGTGGCGAGCGCGGAAACTTGCACGACGTTTAGGGTCATCACGCTTAATCTCCATATTGGGATCACCAAAATTAACCTTAACTACGTTGCCTTTTTCGTTCTTAACATAAACAGAAAACTTTTTAGGGCCACCCGGCGTACGGAATGGTTTGTTAAGGGTTTTCTTTTCTTTTTTAGCGATGATTTGCTTTGTGAAGTCTATTTCCATTGAATTTTTCATTGTGTGTCTTTAAGAGGTTTATGTCTGGGTGAATTTGTATAAATTTTTTCT